CCAATACGTGCATGTTGTTTTAGCTGATATATTAAATTTGCATGCTTATTCATATCGCCTTTATAAATAAATATTCAATCAATTTATTTATGTTGTATTATTTTCTAGGGGTTGGTGCTGCATCATTCATTGCATTTATTTTTCTAACCCAATAATTGCGAATTTGAATAGGCAAGTTATAGATCGTATCCCAGTCCCATCGGCCGCCTCCGGCCCATATTAATTCAAATATGTGATCATGCAGTTGTACTTGATCTTCAGGTTTAAAACCAAAAAAGGTCTGCTTGCAAGCGAAAGCTAGCATCGAAGGTGCCTCCATCTTCACCCTCAAACTGTACATTGTAATTTATTCCAGGACTGTTTGTAGTTAAATAGGTCCTAAAGTTTTTTGCTTCAATTGCACGCATTTCAAATTTAAGGAATTGTGTAATTGTTGCTTTATCGCGATTACCATTTATTTCAGTTATTGATAGTTCCATTAATTTGGATGCTGCATTGTCTTCACCAATTAATGATGTTTCTTTTGCAGTTATAAATTTAAACTTGAGTTGTATGCTGTTATCTGATGATGCATATTCAAATTCACCATCTTTATTAGGAATTAGTGCAAATGGTTTATGTTGCAATTTTGATAAATCAACTTCTCGAGATAATTTAGCACCTGTTTTTGGATCTTCAACTAGTACCGGATAAATTGGGCCATATGCATGTATTCGTGCGGCAATGATTAATTTATCTTGGTCAGAAACTGTTAAATCGTCCGGGGCTATTCCTGGTGTTAATATCAATGATTCCAATAATTTTTTAAATATAACTCCTTCTTTTAGATATGAGCTATTTGTTAAAATATCTTCATCATATGCTGTCATGAATCGCATTTCGATACTATTGCTACGTAATATTGATGATTCTGGATATACTAGTCCGTTACTTGGCAATGTTACTATAGTCCCAGGTGTTTTAGCCCGTTGACTGTTTTCATAATTTTTTTTTGCCAATAAAACTAGATCTTGATTGTTTAATTTGCTTGAAACGTTTGTCATTTGAATGTCCTTTTATAACTTTATTATAAATATGTACGCACATAAAAAATGTGGGGTTATCGCCCCACATCTACTTAAATTCTATAATTTACTGATTAATATGCTAATTTGGCATAATCAAATCGAAGTGTTAAATCAATCATTACTACTTCTTCAGCTGACCAATCTAGTGCTCCAAAATTGGCTTCAGTTATAAATGCACCAATTAGATTCCATTCTTCAATTATTTCACCTAATGGCGATAATTGTTGAAGTTGAATATTTTTTTTATACATATCAGAATAGCCATCACGTCCTGTTACAGACTCATGATGTAATCTTACCCATTCTATAACAGCACCTGCAGCAGAAGGTTCAATTGGATCATACAATGTTATTGCCATTGTACTCCATACTGATTTTCCTTTTACATATCTTTGCACGTTAATATGATCCAATGTAATTTCACTATTTGATATAGTAGGTTTTGCAGCAGTCTTAATAAGATATGCAGGAATTCCAGCTATGCTCATAATAAATTGATGTTGTTTTTTTGGTTCCCAATTATATGCGTTACGGAAAAACGCGTTATCAGTTCCAAAATCAGCAAGATCTGTGTCTACGCCTGTCGCTGTTCCTAATCTGCCGGTTAAGGTGTCATCCCATGTATTATCTAATGCCATATTATTCCTGTATTATTTTTGTATTGGTTTCTTATTTTAATATAAATATCAATTGATATTAAAAATAATATATTAATTGTTACTGTCCTGGAAATGCTGCTCCCGTTGGTTGAATATTAAAGTCTAAAACAATGAATTCAGCCGTACGTGTTGGCTGCAAAAATATTTGTCCGTATAAAATATTCTGATCAATTAATGCTGGCGTATTATTTGATGCATCCATTACTACTTTAAATGCAAATAATCCTTGATTGGCTTGCACTTGAGTCATATATGGTTCAACAATATTTAAAAATCTAGATCTAGTTTGCAATGTATTTTGTTCAAATACTAGATACCTTGTTGATGATGCAATAAATTTCTTAACTGCAATAAGTAGTCGACGTACATTTACTCGATCCAATGCACTAGGCACTGCTTGCAATGTTTTCTGACCCCATATAGCTATTCCATCATTAGGAAAGTTTGCAATTGGATTAATACGATTTTCATACAATGTATCACGATTTGCTTGTGTTAAATTTACATATGTATCCAATACTCCAGTTATGCCTCCGCGACTTAATCCAGCTGGTGCATACCATGGTGCTGCTACTCGGTCATTAAATGCTAATACTCCTGGAACAACTACTGATGGTGGTACATATACCGGTGTATTAGTTGATGGGTTTAAAATTTGAACCCATGGCCAATAGCTGGCTACATAGTTATTATCAATTACAGCTGTGTCTGTTACTACATTGGTGATTGATGAATCAATACCATGTGTATCCATAACATAAAATGTATCTTGTCGCATTTGTACCAATGATCTTGCAAGACTTGTTACATTGCCATGTTTATTGTTTAATATTCCCGGTGTTATTAACATGTTCATATCATAGTAATCAGTGTTACTTAACAATGTAAATGCTTTATTATATGCTTTTGTCCCAGGTGAAGTGGATGTCGAACAATCAAATCCAAATACGTTGCCTTCTGTAATATTGGCACCTGAATATTTTGGTAGATTTGGACGTGCTCCATCAAATCCGTTTTGCATTGGTACTATAAACTTGCGGGTTGATAAAGCAATATTAGCTGCTGTAGTTCCTGCTGTTATGGCTGCATCAATCGACCCTGTATATGGTGATGTTAATGATGGCCATGCTGTTTGTGCACTTTGTGACACGGCACCTAAATTAAAATCTGAATTAGATCCTGTTGTTGAGCCGCTTGTTGGTATTGGAGCTAAATAATTCAAATTGTTAACATTGGTATAATCAAATCCAAAATAGGTGGATGCATTATATGTGCCAGTTGCAGCTTGTGATGTTACATACTCTACTGATTTTAAATTTGCTGATCCGGATGGCATTGCTATTGGTGAATATATTGATCTAAATCCAAATGGCAACAATGTTTTTGCGTTTGCTTGTGATTCAACACTAGGTTCAATTTCTACTCGAATATATTTAGATTGATTTAAATATGTACCCGAAGTAATTATATCTCCAGAATCTGTAATTGTTGTTGATTTATCTCCAATCACTCTTCCAATATATTTTGGAGATTTTGGATCTAAATTAACATTAAATGTTTCTAATATTTCTGGTTGACTATCAGTATCTTGTGATGAATATGGTGAATTAGCAATATTTGATGTATTAACACGTCTCACAACAACTGTAAATTCGCCGTAACCATTTGTAGCGGAAATTTCTCCCGGAAATTTTATATTTGAAATTCCAATTTTTAATTCATGATTTGCACTAGTGCCATGAGAAATTGTATAAAATTTAAATAGATCTTTAGCTGTTGAACCTTGTTTTTGTGAAGTGATCCATGGTGTTTCTGCATTTTTGTAATCTGCTTCTAATGCATGGTTTGATATTATTGCTAATTTAAGTGTTACATTTCCTAGATTATTAAATAATGTTTGTGGTTGTGGATGTTCGTATTGAACATATACTGGATAGTCTCTTGATTTTGGAGATTTACCAAATATGCTAGTTATATATGATGGCGTTGTTGACTGTATTGAACAACTTGTGTTAGCAGTTAATGGAGTTAAAAATGCTTTATATCCTGGTATAGTGGTATCTACTTGATATGATCCAGATATCTGTAATGCAAATGAACCCGATCCTGCATCTGCTAATGCTGAATTTTGAAATATATTTGTTGCACCGGTGCTTGATATGGTTTCTGTTGGATGCAATACATGAGTTACATGAGAAGTAACAGTGCTAGCATTAGCGCCTCCAGCATAAGATGAAGTTGTTGATCCAGATATTACAAATAATGAATTTCCTGCAATTCCCGCAGCACTTGCAGAAATTATCAGATTATTACCAGATAATGAAGCAGTACTTGCAATAGTTGCATTTGTATAAAAATTGGTTGGATTCGATGTAATTACACCAGAAGATGTAGCATTATTAAATACGTTTTGAACTGATGATCCGGAAAGGATTACATTTACTCCACTAAAAGAAGCAGTATATGCTACTATAACGGCACTTGTTAAATTGAGTGATGCTGATGCTGTGGTTGCTGGCGCTGCACTTCCTGATTCAGCAATTATTGCAAGTGCACCATTAGTTAATTTGTATCCATCTTCATACAATAATCGTGTTACTGTTATTGTGTTGCCATTTCTTAAATAATCATTTACCACAAACGGAACATATGAATCATCTGTATATGATCCAAATATTGTTGTAAAATCTGCAAAGCTTGTAATTTGCGTTGGTACTAATGCTGGTCCTTTAGTTGTAGGTCCTACAATTGCTGCACCTATACTTGCAATTCCGCCTGCTAAAAATGATTGATCTACTTCTTTTGTAAACACTCCAGGTGATACTATTCTTTCTGCCATTTTATTACTCCTATATTTTTTATATAAATATGATGTTATTCAACCAAACCGGTACTAGGAGTAAATGTTCCTTCATTAATGTTAACTTGTCCTTCGCCGTATCGTTCTCGCAACGTTTCTAATAATTCAGATTCTTTTATTTGCAAAGCTTCAAATTCGGCAATTGCTGTATCCTGATTTGAATTTAATTTGTCAATTTCTTTTTGCAACATAAGTATGCGAATTGAATTGTTTCCTA